ACTAGGCATAGCGGATCTCCACCGTCTCGCGGCTGGTGAGCAACGCGCCTAGCGCATCAGTCAGTTGCTCTTCCCGGTCCGCCTGCGCCGCCTGTTGTCCAGGGGGCGGCGCGCTGTTCTTGCCGCGCTCCTGCTCGAGCGCGAGCGCGTTTTCTTGCGCGGCCTCTCGTTCAGGGGCTGCGAGGATCTCGTTGAGCTCCGCGAGTTGCTCACGCTCGATGCGTTGCTTCTTGACGTTCTTGCTGAACTTCTGGCCCGTCAGTTCTTTGGTCGCCAAGTCGTACGTGATGAGCCCGTGCTGCAACAGGAGCTCGTAGCCCTTTGCCTGCTTGATCAGGTCCGTCGAGGGTTTGATATGTCCCGCCCATTCGGAGGCTATCCAGGCCCCGAAGACGTCGTATTGAGACAGATCTCGCCACGCTTGGAGCACGTCAGGGGCCTGGATCCTCCCGGTGAGGGTCTGCGCGATTAGCCACTCACCGTAGATGGGTTTACAGAACTGCTCGGCAAACGAGGTACGCACCTTGTTCAGGTACATCTTGAACTCGTTGATCGCAGCTTGCGATGCCGAGTAGTTGGCGCTGAAGGCGAGCGTCATGATCTCCGGCGGACACTCGAAGTGCCATGCCATCGCGCTCACCAGCGCCTCTTCAAAGTCTTTGAACTTCTCGTCGATGCCCTGGTTGGCAAACCCAACAGGCTTCTCGCCGACGTTGAGTTCCTCGAACACCATGCCAGGGATGTGCTCCTGCGCGTTGAAGCTCCGAATCTGTCCATCGGGACTTACGGTCTCGTGCGCGCCCCTGCGTATTGCTCCACCTGAAAGCGGGCGCGTCCCCATGCGCTCTTCATCCTTCTGAATGAACATCGCCAGCATGGAGTTGATGACCGCCTTGCGTGTCGTGCTGTCCCGGTAGCGGTCGAGCTCTTGAAGCGATTGAACGATGAGGCTCAAGATCGGCGTGCCGCGCGTTTCGTGTTCGCGCTTCTCGGTGCCGTACACCAACCACGCGAGTCGGCGCCCACTCTTTTCGCCCCAGGCAGGCAGGCGCTTCTCGGTGCCGTCCTCCTGCACAATCCAGTACGCCATGTGACGGCCGCGACTGTCGACCTCGACGCCGTCCTTGATCTCCCTGCCGGGTCGAGGCGGCGTGCTTGGTGTGCGTACGGACTGCCCGTCAATAAGTCGGACCCGAGGAAGGCCGGTGGTCCGATCGATAGTCAACACCGCCAGTACGTCGCCCGAGATCAGCGCTTCCATCCGGGCCGCCGCCTGCAACCGGCCAAACCCCCGCTGTTGCAGTGCGTCGCAGCGGCCAGGTGAGCGCGCCCATATGCGCCACCTGTTCTCGACGTCTTCGCTCCACTCGTCTAGCGACCCTTCCTCGCGACCGATGATGCCCTCTTCTGGCACGACTTCGAGGTCTAGACCGGTGTTGATCTCGTTTGTGACGAGTCGCCGGATCATGCCGCGTGCGTAGAGGTTTTGCTCGAACAGTTGCACACTCCGCGCCCGGAGCGTCCAGTAGTCCTTCCACAAGATCTGCGCCGGGCCCATGCCGCCGGCGAACTTCTCCCCGTCGTAGTAGGTAAATCTCGCAGGCTCGTAGATCGAGGAGGCCGACGGCAGGTCTGCGACGCTGAGCCTGGGCGGCTTGAAGAGCCGTGCCATGTCCACCGCCGCCATCAGAACCCCGGCACCACCCTGGTGGTCGACCCGTTGAGCCGCGCGTCGATGACGGCCACGTCGTTGTACGCCCGCTCAAGGGCGAGGATCATCGGCGACATCTGCTGCTTGGTCACCAGGGTGCGCGTCTGTCCAGTGTCGAGCTGATAGGACTGGATGGAGCCGTCCAATAAAGATGATATTGCTGTCTCGAGCTCCTCCACGCGAGCCATTGCCTTAGTGAGACGTTCTTGCCACCACGCCGCCGTTGACACCTCTAAGCTCCTGTGAAGTAGACCTGCTCAGTTTCGATGAGGTCGTAAAAACCTTGCCAGTTTACAAACTCTAAGTCAAGTTGTCTCCTGCAAAGATCGTATGCCAGCAGATCGAGTGCCGCGTTGTTGTAGACCAGTAAGTCCCACAATTCGTTCTTCGCGCCCCCTGGACGGTGCCACTCCCAGCCTACCCGCTTGCCCGTTGTCTGCTCGATCTTCTCGCGCTTGGTCTCCACCGTCAACTCCTTGAGCTGGGCGTCTGTGACGTCTGAGGGCGCGTTGAAGTGCCGGATGGGCTGCCGGCTCTGCCCGTCCCACTGCCGCCGTAGCCCTGCACTCCACCGCTCCTTGTAGATGTCCACGATGAGGTTGTAGGCGGGCGTACCCTGGGGGGTCAGGTACTCGCTGAACTCCTTGACCTGGGCGCGTTTGCTGGGAACGTCCTGCCCCTTGATGGGGATGACGCCGTACTCGTACTGGGAGCAGAAGGTGTAGACCTGTTCGGAGCGGTAGCCGCAGTCCGCCAGCGTCAGCGCCACCGCGTACTCCTTGCCGTCGTCGGCGGTGTAGCGTCCTGTGGGGTGCTCCACCAACTCTGCGACCTTGCCCCAGGTGTCGGGGTTGTCGATCTGCTCTGTGTCCCCCTCGAAGCGCCAATAGTCCAAGAGGAACCCTCGCCCGCCTCGTGTCCAGCCCATGGTCGCCACCGCGAGGTTGTGCTTGTGGACGTCGACCGCGCCGGTGATGACCAGGATGGGTCCGCCGGTGGTCTGCTTCGCGTATTCGTTAGGTACCTCACCAAACTTGTACTCGTGCCGCCGGTGCCTACTGACCTGCTCGAAGCGGAGCTTTTCGCCACGGAGCTCGAAGCTCTCCCCCAAGACGTTGTTGTAGAACACCTGCAGGGCCTCGATGTCTCGAGGACGGCTGTTCTTCTCGTCCCAGGCAGCCAGCCAGTCGTGGACGCAACTCTCCCAGGTCGCAAAGGGACTGTAGAGCTTGCTGATGTGGTAGCTCCGGTGGGTGGGGCTCTTGGGCTTGGCCGTGGGTCGCCACTCCGCCCCGTGCTCAGGGCTCAGGAGCTTGGCCTTGTCGTCGTTGGTGTGCGGGTGCCCGCACTCCTCGCAGCAGTACCGCACGCTGTCGGTCTTGAGCTTGCCGTGCTCGTCGAGATCCCAGACGATGCCCGTCACTTCGCCGGTCACCTCGTTGGTTCTGCGCCATCGGAGCGTTTGCGCGTGCCCGCAGTCCACGCAGTGGACGAAGTAGTAGCGTTGATCTCCCTCCCGAAAACGCTTTTCAATCTTGCTTTGCCCCTTCACCAACGGAGTCGAGACATCCACGATCTTCCGGGTGAGCTCGTACGCATCCGTACGCGCGAAGGTCAACTTCATGGGGTCGCCGTCTTTGCCGACCCGGTCTGCCCAGGCGTCAATCTCGTCCCTGAACAAGGCGAGGATCGAGAAAGAGCGCATCTTGGCGGCTGAGTTGGCGCCGAAGGGCAAGAGGTACCCACCCCCGTACCAAGAGACCCGCTTGTCGGTGGCGCCCGCCTTGCGCTTGCTGAGGGCGTCATCGCTCTTGATGAGCGGTGCCATGCCCGATGCCTCGATCATCGGCTTGACGTTCGTGTCCATCCTGAGCTTGGCCACCTCGAGGTCGGCGGTGACGAACATGCACGGAGCGGTCTTGACGTGCTCGATGAAGTAGCCGATGCCGTTCTCGAGGATCCCGACGGTCGCGGCCATCTGAACGCCCTTCATCAGGCTGACCTCGCGAATGGGGCTCTCGAGCCCGATGCAGTCGACGATCTCCTTGAGGTATGGGGTCACGTCCCAGCGGAAGGGGCCAGGCATCGGGGTGAGCTGCGCCGGCAGGTACCGGGTGGTCTCCGCCCACTCCGAGGGCGTGACGATGGTGAGCTCCGACGTGAGGTCCTCGAAGAGATCTGCGAGCCACAGCCGTTGATCGACCTCGAAGTTGTAGCGGTCGAAGCTGTCCCAGCCATGGGGCTCAGCGCTATTGGCTGGCAACGAGCCTGATGGAGGCTCTAGCTCCGCCAGTCTCTTCGCTGCCACTTCGCTCAACGTAGGCACGCAACACCTTCTTCAGAGCTTCTTCGCCCAATACGTCCTCAATGACCTGGAGTAGCTCCTCATGCTGCCGGTCGACGTTCGACTCTGCATGCGCCTGCTTGTCGAGGCGCTCGAGGCGCTTGAACGCGGCGTTCACGTTCCCGGCCAGGATCGCCTCGTCAATCGCCACCTCTGCCCGTACGCGGGGCATGGCTTCAGAGTAACGGACTTTCTCGGCAAACTCGGCGTAGGGGGCGGTTCCCTCCCTGCCGAGCTTCATCCAGCGACGGACGGTGCCGGCGCCTACCCCAGCCTCACGGGCCGCGTCGATGAGCTGGGCTCCCTGCGCGACGTGGTTGAGGATCTTGACCTCAGTCTCCGCCGTGAGTTGACACGCTGGCATTACAGTAATTGTGTATCCTTTCTGCTCCCACGTCAACTGTCAGAAAAAGTGGTCAAAGTACTTGACCCTCTGGTAAAGGTAGCTTAGGTTCTCTTTGTCGCAACGGAGCGACCCCGGAAAGGACACTGCAAATGAACTGGAGACACACGCACGACATTTACGACCCTGTCCTCGAGGCCGACGACCCCGACGAGTGGTCGTTTCCGGTCATGAAAGACCGGGACTGCTACTATACGCCGCACGCCTGGGCCGGCGATGCGCCCGCAGACTGGCCCGCTGCACTTGAACGCGCAGGGCTCCGTGTCCGACCTGTGGTCGGCGAGCCGCTCACCTGGGAGGAGGCGAAGCAGGTATGTTGAAACACCTAGCCAACGCCGCCTCACTCCTCGCGATGGTCGCCATCGCTGTGATGTTTTGGTACGCCGCAATGGGCGGGGTACTGCCGTGAATGTCTCAAAAACTCAGTCCTCGAAGCGGCAGAAGGCGCAGGAGCGAGCGTATGTCACATACATCGACACGGGCACTGAATGGGACGCGTACCGCGCATTGTGCGTGGACACTTGC